ATACCTTTATGGGGATCAGAGTTTATAGACACTCTTGAAACTGTCGAGGTATTAGACGAAGAAAAAAAATAACTGAGCGGAATTCTATTGTTTACACTATTGCGCAATTAGCAGTAGAGACTGGAATACCGCCTAGCGAGTTTATTGATATGGATACCGAAATGTATCTAGCAATAATCCAGGTATTGACAGACAGAGCTAAGGAGATCAAAAATGCCAGTAGAGGTCGTAGGCGTTAAAGATGTCCTAAAGGGCTTAAGTTTTATTGATACTGATATGCGTAGACGTGTTGTCGCAGCTATAGATCCGCTAATGCGTGGTGTAGCAAGTAAGGCTAAAGGCTTTGTGCCAGCAAACACAGACGTATTGTCAGGCTGGACAAAGGCCGCTGGAATTATTGGCCCAATGAAATATCGCACATTTCCTAAATATGATGCAAGTGTGGCTAAGGCAGGAATTGGTTATAACCCTGGACAAAATAAAACATTTTCTAATGGATTTAAAGTCTACAATTTTGTTTACAATGCAAGCAAGCCTGGCGCAATTTATGAAGTAGCAGGTCGCTTGAACCCACAAGGTAGAGCGCCATTTGAGTTTAGAACATCTCAAGGTGATGGCGGCACATACACACTTAAAGCACCTAGAAGTAAAGCGCTTAGTGAGTTTGGATCTAATAATGCATTTGCTAGCCAACAGTTTATAGCAGCTTTGCCTAAAGTAACATCACAACCAAAGATCGCAGGCATGCGAGGTGGCGGGCGCAAAACTAAAGGCCGTCTAGTTTACAAGGCCTGGGCAGAAGATAGTCCTAAAATTTATGAAGCAATACAAAAAGCAATCAACGCTACTGCTACGCACTTTAATAAAACTACACAGCAAAAGAGGGTCGCATAATGGCCAATATAGTCGTCTCGGCCTTAGCCACTTTTAATGGCAAAGCACTCAAAAAAGGCAAAAAAGAAATATCTGTATTTGACCAACAGGTGCAGAAGTTAGGCAAAACCTTTGCCAGTGTCTTTGCAGCACAAAAGTTATTTCAATTTAGCAAGAAGGCCGTGGCTGCATTCATGGCCGATGAAAAGGCCGCTAAGTCTTTAGAAGTACAGCTTAAAAACACAGGGTTTCAATTCAGCGCACCTGGTGTAGAGAACTACATAGGCAACCTGCAAAAACTAACAGGCGTATTAGATGATGAGTTACGCCCGGCATTCCAACAATTACTTACAGCTACAGGATCCATAACTAAAAGCCAAGACGCATTACAGACAGCATTAAACATAAGTGCTGCAACAGGTAAATCCCTTACAGAAGTAAGCGCAGCCCTTACTCGTGGCTTTAGTGGTAACACCACAGGATTAAGCAGATTAGGTGCAGGCATAAGCAAGGCCACACTAAAAACTGGCGATATGGATAAGATCATGGGCGAACTTAATAAGAAGTTTGCAGGCCAAGCAGCGGCTAGATTAGATACTTATGCAGGCAAGATGGGTCTACTTACTGTTGCTGCCGCAAATGCCCAGGAGACAATAGGCAAAGGTCTATTAGATGCCTTGGCTTTATTAGGTAAAGACACAAGCATCAGCACAGCTACAGATTTGATGGATAACTTTGCTCAAAGCACTGCAGATGCAATCTTGGGTGTAGGCGTTTTAATTAGCAAACTTAAAGAAATTGGTAATACTAAAGTCGGTGGTGCATTATTTGATGTAAAGAATATCCCGGTATTAGGTGCTTACCTTGCAGGATTCTCCGAAATAGGCGCAGCACAAAGAGCGCAGACTGCACCATCAAACAGCCAAGGCAGATCATCTAGCCGTATCTACTTGCAACAATTACGCTTAGAAGCTAAGGCATCTAAAGACTTAACAACTGCAAAAAAGTCAGAGACTGCAGCACTAAAAGCTAAATCAGAAGTAGATAAACTTAAAGATAAGTTTGATATAGAGCGCATAGGATTAACGTTAGCACTTAACCAGGCAACCGATGAAGAGACTAAATTACGCCTAAGAGCGCAACTAGCAATTTTAGATAATAACGAGGCGTTGGCTAAGAAATTGAATGCTGAACTAGGCGCTAAAGCATCTATTGATGCACTAGCCACAGCTGCAGGTATGGCCGCTAGTGCGCTTACAAATTTTGGCCCTGCCCTGTTTAACGCTTTAGGTCAGATGACTGGCCGAGGCCGTAATCAAATAGCGCCAGATGAGTTTACCCGATTGCCACAAGGTGCAACTAATCAACAGGCCGTTGCCGCTGCCGTTGCAACTGTTCAGCCTACAGCCACAGTAGTTGTAAACGCAGGCACAATAGTCACCGATCAGCAATTAGAGGCTGTAATCCAGAAAAACGTATTGCAGTTATTAAAGTCAGGCAACAAATTACTACCAGCGGGATCTCTTACAAACTAATGGCCGTACCAACAATCAATGCTGTAATTAACTTTTCTACTGGGCCAAGTTTTGCTCAAGCGATGATATTAGGAACTGGCATATTAGACGTAAACATATTAGCCGATTCAGCAGCTGTCATAGTTGATGTATCAGATCAGATTAACTATATACAAACTAGCCGTGGGCGTAACGCATTAGTAGATCAATTTCAAACAGGCGCACTTACTTTAAGAATTGTAGATCAAAATGGGGATTTTAACCCAACCAATCCATCAGGACCATATTACGAATTGCTGACACCAATGAAAAAGGTGCAAATCTCTGCTACCTATGGTGCTACTACTTATAGCCTATTCTCAGGGTTTATTACTTCATATGTTAATACGCAACCAAAGGATGCAACAGAGGTTGCCTATACAACAATACAAGCTGTAGATGCGTTTAGGCTTGCTCAAAATGCACAGGTATCAACAGTCACAGGTGCCAGCGCTGGCAATCTATCAGGCACGAGAATTAACCAGATATTAGATCAAATTGACTGGCCAGCAACTATGCGTGATATAGATGCAGGCTTAACTACAATGCAGGCAGATCCAGGCACGGCACGTACTTCTTTAGATGCAATGACTACAGTAGCAACATCCGAATATGGGGCGCTATATGTAAACACAGACGGAGAGTTTGTATTTCAAGATAGAGCAGTAACGGCAGGATCGATTGGTGGCACAGTAACTACATTTAACGATGATGGCACAGGTATCGCATATGCCAACGCTATGTGGAAATTAGATGATGACTTAATCTTTAACTCAGCACAAATTAGCCGCACGGGTGGCTCACCACAAACAGCCATCAATCAAGCATCTATTGACAAGTATTTCATCCACAGCTATAACCTACAAGACCTGCTAATGCAGACCGATGCTGTAGCCCTAGATTATGCCCAGGCTTATGTGGCTAGCCGTGCCGAAACTAGCGTGCGATGCGATGGCATTGAGTTAGATTTATATACAGACAATTACAACGCAGGCATTATCGCAGCCTTGGAGTTAGACTTTTTTGACCCGATCAGAATTGTTACTACCCAGCCAGGTGGATCTACCTTAGATAACACTTTGCAGATTTTTGGAGTAGCTACCACCATCACACCCAACAGCTTTAGGGTCTTCTTTACGACCCTTGAACCAGTCATCGATGCACTGATTCTAAATAACAATATATACGGCACTTTAGACTATAATGTGCTTAGTTACTAAGGAGAAATAATGGCCGCTGGATTAGGATTTAAAGACTTTGTTACAGGCGAGGTGTTAACCGCTGCCGATGTTGATGGTTACTTAATGCAAGGTGTCTGGGTCTTCGCCAGTGCCGCTGCTAGAGATGCAGCTGTAACATCACCACAAGAAGGAAATTTTGCATATCTAAAAGATACAAACGTAACCACTTATTATACTGGCAGTGCTTGGGCAAACCTAGATACAACAGGCATGACAAACCCAATGACTACAACAGGCGACACTATTTATTCTTCAAGTGGTTCAACACCTGCAAGACTCGGTATTGGTTCAACAGGTCAAGTATTGACTGTTGCGGCTGGCGTACCATCTTGGGCTACTCCTGCTGGTGGTTCAGGTTTAACTTTAATTGATGAAGTTGCATTTAGCACTACAAGTGCAGTTAATTGTGATAATGTTTTTACATCAACTTACAAGAATTACAAAATAATGGTGGTTGCAAAAAATGTTGCATCTAATTTAGCCGCAGATGCAAGTTTTAGAATGAGAGCAAGTGCATCAGCAACAACAACTGGATATAACTCTCAGAGACTAAACGCTTATTCGACCACAGTTTCAACCAGTAGTAATGCTTTGGGAACAGATGAGTGGTATGGCTTTGGTTTAAGTGGAAACGATAGGGGCAACAACGGCGCTACAATAGAATTGTATTATCCACAATTAGCATCTTATACTTCATATAATAGTAATGGTTTTTATGCTAATGCGGGCAACGGAACAACTGAAATTTTTAACAGTTCGGGTATGCTGGCTAATACAACCCAATATGATGGTATTGGTTTTATATTTGACAATAATTCCACTGGGGCAATTTTTATTTACGGATACGCTAAGGAGTAATGATGGAATATACAATTACTGAGTATGACGGCTTAACAAAACAATCTGTTGAACGATCAGCCAATGAAGATGAAATTGCTTATTTTAAAGCAAGAGCAGAAAAATTGGCAGCAAGGGAAGCCGAAGCCGCAGCAAAGGCAACTGCTAAGGCTGAACTACTTGAGCGTTTAGGCATAACTGCTGACGAGGCTAAATTACTGTTAGCATAATCTTGAGGAATTGTGCCGATGAAACCTAAATTATGTGCAGCTGGTGTGCAGTTAAGAGATCAAGTTGATACGTGGTTTCCGAATAGGCGTACTGCCAGTGATGGGTGGGTGGGCGATAGCCGTCACTCCGCCAGAAAATCAGATCATAATCCAGACAAGTTCGGATATGTACGAGCAATTGATATTGATTCTTGGTTGGAGTCATCCGACAGCCTCGCACCTTATCTGGCTGACCAGATCAGAGTCGCAGCCAAATCGGATCCACGCATATCATACGTCATCTTTAACAGGCGAATATGCTCGAAGATATTAAATTGGAAATGGCGTAAGTACAAAGGCATTAACCCGCACAAGCGTCATATCCATATCAGCTTTACAACGCTAGGCGATCTAAATGGCACGCCGTTTGATATACCACTAATAGGGGGCAAAATATGAAGATAAGCAAGAAGCAAAAAGCAATACTAAAATCATACTTTAGAGGTGTGCTTGTATCTCTATTAACATTTTTAGCAAGTAATGAATTAGGTTTAGATCCTGCTGTGTCTGTGATTGTTGCAGCGCTAGCAGGTCCAGCAGCTAGGGCTTTAGATAAATCCGACAGTGCTTATGGCATCGGTGCTAATGAAGCATGACACCTACAGAATGGGCTGGCTTTGGCGCTGGCGTTATGGCCGTGCTATCAGGCGGGCTAGTAGGATTACGTTTTTTAGTTAAAAACTGGTTAAACGAGTTGCGACCTAATGGTGGCGCTAGTATGAAGGATCAACTAACACGATTAGAGAAGCGTGTCGATGATCTCTTTATCTTAATTAGTAAGTCATAATTTTAATATGGCTAGCACTCGTAAACGAAAGAAGATTAACAGGCGTGTGGTACGTAAATCGCCCGACCCTTTATCTAAGTTAGAAGTCTTTTATATTGCTAAGCATGAGATGTTTAAAGCTGCACGTAAGGCTGGATTCTCAGAATCTGTATGTCTGTATTTAATGGATAGTCCATCATCTATGCCCGATTGGGTAGTAGGCGACAATGGCATTATCCCAACTATCCCTACTCCAGACGAGGATGACGATTAAGCGCTACTTAGTTATTAGTGATTTACAAGTGCCGTTTCATCATGAAGCAGCTGTAAAGAATGTAATTAAGTTAGCAAGGCGGGAAAAGTTTGATTCAGTATTGGTGGTTGGGGATGAAATTGACTTTAACACGATTAGTAAATGGGCTGAAGGCACACCTCTGGCTTATCGGCAAACCATTCACGATGATCGGGAACTTACTAAGTCGATATTGTGGGATCTCAGTGAGTACAGCCGAGAGTGTCATATTATCCGTAGTAATCATACTGATCGCTTATATAACACTTTGCTTAAGGTGCCTGGTTTAATCAGCTTACCTGAATTACAATACCCAGCATTTATGGGATTTAAAGATATGGGCATGGAATACCATCGCACCGCTTATGAGTTTCACCCAGGGTGGATGCTGGCCCATGGCGATGAAGGAAACATGTCTCAGCACGCCGGTATCACAGCCCTTAACCTGGCTAAAAAATGGGGTAAATCTGTATTGTGTGGCCACACCCATAGACTAGGCATGAGTGCCTATGCAGAGGGCGTAGGAAGCCATTACAGGGCTTTATACGGGCTCGAGGTAGGCAATCTTATGGATAGAAAGAAAGCCTCTTATTTACGCTATGGAAGCGCTAATTGGCAGATGGGTATTGGTATACTAGAAGCCGTTGGAAAGACACTAACACCCACGTTAGTGCCGATCAATAAGGATGGCTCATTCACAGCACTGGGCAGGTATTACGGGTAACATCGTTACCTAATTGTTATACAAACTACGCCCTAAATAATCCACAAAGTCATACACAGGTGCAACACTATTGCCATGCCACAAAATATGTGAGCATAGATAGGGCTATATGATTACTGTAGATGTATTTTACGCAGTGTGTTATGGGATGCTTGGTTTAATAGGCATCAGCTGGTACATACACGTTAATAAAGAAAATGCTGAAGCACGTTATTACTACTTAGGTCGCCGTGATGGTTGGAATATGCACCGCCGTATGATCGAAAACAAAGTTAAAACCGATGAGGTATTTGACTATGACAAGAACTGAGAAGCTGTTTGAACAAGTCATCGATACCTTGCATAGTAGAGGTGCTGATTATGGCCACCCAATCGGAAACCATAAGCGAATTGCCGAACTCTGGTCAGCTTACCTTGGCTATCCAATACAACCAAATGAGGTTGCAATATGTATGTGCCTGGTCAAAATCAGCAGACAAGCTGAAGATCCACGAGTCGATGACAATTACACCGATGCGCTTGGATACATCGCTATCGCTAAAACAATAACTGAAGCGATGCAAGATGAGGATGGAGTGTGGAAAGATGGCATTTAATTTACAAGATTACGAAACAGTCGAGAGCCGACTAGAAAAGTTTTGGAAGGAGTATCCAGATGGAAGAGTATTCACAAAGATTGAGCAGGCCACAGACACTAGATACATTATTAGTGCTGAATTATTTAAGACAGAAGCCGATGCAAAGCCGTGGGCGACTGGGCTTGCTAGTGAGAGCGTGTCTGATCGGGGTGTCAATTCAACTTCTGCATTGGAGAATGCTGAGACTTCAGCGATCGGCAGAGCGCTTGCAAATGCAGGTTATGCAGCTAA